GGGAAACAGGCTGTAGCAGAATGAACGGACAGGAGAGGTGGCCGAGCGGTTTAAGGCACCGGTCTTGAAAACCGGCAAGGGTTCACGCCCTTCGTGGGTTCGAATCCCACCCTCTCCGCCATCCTCATTTAGGCGTCCTTTCTTTTCAATGGGTTAAGGGGCGTTTTGTCTAACCTTTCCTCGCGGTTAGACAGTTTTTGTTCCCGTTCCATCCCGTAGGCCGTCGCCATCGCCTCTGTTGCGAGGCGGCGTTGATCGGCTGCGGCGGTGTAGCGGGAAACCTCACGGTCAGTCTTGTGACCAGTGATAGATTTGATTTGCTGATTGGAGCATCCGGCGTCGGCCAGGCGGCGGGCGGCAGCCTTTCGGAGACCATGAGCGGAGCAATGCTTTAGCCCGGCTTCATCACAACGGTCACGGAACCAGTTCCCGAATCCTGCTGGGGTGAAGGGCTTGCCGTATGCCGTGGTCAGGAAGGTCATATTCTCAATCGGCGTGGCCTCGATGATTTGCCGCAACTCAGGATGTAGCGGAATGCGCAGCTTGGCGCTGGTCTTCTGTTGTGAAACCTTGATGGTATTGCCGTCCAGGTGCTGCCGGCCCATCACCACAGCATCTGAACGCCGCTGCCCGGTAAACAGCATCAGGGCCAATGCCAGCCGGGCTTTCGTGCCGATCTCGTGCCGCCCCTCGAACTGGGCAATCTCTTCCTCAGTCCAGGTGTGGAAACCGTCGCCCTTGGTCGGATAGCCGCGCAACCGGACGGTCGGATCGTCCTTGCGCATGCCAATATCGACGGCCAGGCCCATGAGGGCCTTGAGACGGTCCAGCAGGTTATTGGCCGCCGCAGGCCGGTCGGACATACCTCCAATGATGGCCTTGATATGCTTACGCTCTATCGCGGCAACCCGCTTGTCGCCATGCTGGGCACGGAACCTTTCGATGATGCCCCGATAGGTGGTTTGGGTGCTGGGCCGCAGCCCCGTAAACTCGGGAGAGCCATAATAGGCGGCGATCAGTGCATTGAAGCTGCCGGGTTTCGCCCGGTTGATGCCGGGCTGGATAGCAGGTGCCGCCTCTCGGTCAAGACAGGCTTGATATTCCTGCATGAACTCGGGGGTCCAGGCCACTGACTTGAAATAGTAATCGGCCTGCCCCTTTCGGCGGAACCGGACACGAATCTTGCCGTGCCGGTCAGCGAATTCCGAGACATACTTGGGCAGCCGTTTACGATTCATCGGTCCAGCACCTCATCCCATTCGTTTTCAGTATGGGCAGACTTCTGGTCTCCGAACAACAGCACTGCGCCCTCGCGGGTCAGCTTGACGCCTGCAATCCTCTCCACGCCAACGCCAGCCGCCAGCGCCGCCTTGATAAGGCGGGTGAGGTCAGCTTGTGTGCAGGGTGTGGAACGCCGGCTCATCCTGCACCTACTACAGGAATAACCCTGTTCTGACCGCTCAGAACCGCCTCGCCCTCATACGGCTCACGGCTGGTGCGGGCCGTGATCTCCAGATAATCCCGCCTGCCGGTCTCCTTGATGCCGTCAATATTCCAGGCCCATCCCGTATGGACGATGGTGTCCGTAAGGAGAATGCCGCGCGTGGTCTCCGTTGACCTAATGGTGAAGCGGGTCAGGAGCGTGCTCAGCACAATGTCCGCCGTATACCTCTCGGAGTCCGACACGTCTTGGCGGTGCGCCCATAACGCGGCGATCTCCACATCCTCGAAGATGGGCTCATTTAACGGCGTGGTGCCCGTCTGAACGGTGCGGACGATGTGGATGCGCCTATCCAGGTTGCCGGACTTCATCATCACACCTCCAGCTTCCGTAATGGTGTGAGCATGGGCAACTCACCCTTGCCGGCCTCCATACTGTGACGGTCATCATACATCCTTGCCACCCGCGTCAGGACGGCCAGTTTCAGCCGGTATGGCACGTCGAAGGGCGGGTTGTACTCATCCCAATCCACATCCGACGCAACGTCCTTCACGGCCTCGGAGGCCGCCCACACCATTTCCTGGATAAGGGCGTCTTCTTCGTCGTGGTCGATACGCAGGTGGACCTTGGCTTCATCCAGAAGCACCAGTTCAGTTGCCATCGTTCTGCCCTCCGTCACTGGGTCGCGGGTTCCAGCCTTCAATCTGCCGAACTTCGTCGGGATCGAGCACCCCGCTCTCAAGGGCAATCTTGTGGGCATTCCAGCGGGTTTCAGGATCGCCGCGAAGGAAACCGGACAGGTCAAGCTCCAGATCATAGGGGCCGCCGGTGGGAAACACGCTGCGGGCGAATTCCGCCTCGATCTTCCGCGCCCATGGCGCCAGGGTGAATTGAGCGAACCACCTTCCAGCCGTTTCCGAATTGGTAAACGTGGCATGGGAATGGTCCTGCACCAGTGGCGGCGGAACCTGGAAAAGGCGGCACAGCTCCACAACACCGAATTTTCTAGTTTCCAGCAACTCGGCATCCTCCGGCGATATCTGGACCGCAGTCCATTTCATGCCCCCGTCCAGGATCAGTGTGCTGCCGGCATTCGATGCGCCGCCATGGCGTTCCTGGAAGCTGGTGCGCAGACTGGCCCTCTGTTCCGGCCTCATGGTCCCCGGCACCTCAATGACGCCGCTAGGGCTGGCTCCTTGGCTCAGGAACGCCGTTGCATGAGCATTGGCGGCCTGCACACCGGAAACCGTCTCAGCGGCCCGTGAGAGCCTTGAGCGGCCAATCTTGCCATCATCCGTCCGGTCCCTTAGATGCAGGACTTCGCCCTCCAGATACCGGCGGGTGTTGCCACGGCCATCCGATACATCATAGGCCAGCCGGCCGCTCGAAAGCTCGGCAACAGTTACCTGGCCCCACGGGATATATCGGAACCCGGCCAATTGGCCGTTCCCGTTCCTCTCGATCACCGACAGTCCATTGCCGGTCAGGAGCGTTGAGGCAATCACATGCTCCATCCAGTCCGGCCAGGACATTTGGGGGTTCACCCCACCGCGAACCAGCTTGGCCAGAGGATGCCCAGGCGCTTCCGTCCGGGTGCCGGTAGCATCCCGCCGGTAAACCCAGGCAGGCACATATGCCAAGGCTGAGGCGATCACATTCGTGCAGGCCAGGACGGTCCCCATGTTCTCAGCCGCCCGCGCGGACAAGCCCGCGTAATATCCAATGCCAGGAGCCAGGGCGTTCCAAGAAAGGTCGGCACCGTCCCTTTTCTCATAGCCTGCCCATGAGGCAATACGGTCGATCATGCCCATTTGGTCGCCTCCGCCAGAACGAGCACCCTACGGCGGCGTTCTGCATCAATGCCATGCTGCAGGGCGCGAAGGGCGATCTCTGTATCAGGGTAAGCAGGCCAGGCCGACACAACACTGATTTCCCGCAGGTCGATGGTCCTGAGAGTACGGCGGTCGCCTTGCCAGCTATCGCCGCCCTTGGGAACCGTGAAGCCGAAAGACATTCCCCCCAAGTCGCCACGTTCGGCTAGGGCCAGCACATCACGTCCGGCAGACGTGTCGGGTACATCAAGGGAAAATGCCAGACCCTTGCTGTCCTCGGTGAGCCTCAGAGTGCCGGAGCGGGTCCGTCCCAGCACCTTGCCCGAATCATGGTCCAGCATGGCCAGTACGTCGCCCGCCAGCGCGCCGCGAAACGCGCCGGGGGCAATGGTCTCGGTGAAGCCGCCAAGGCGCGCCTCGCTGTTGAAGGTGGCCGCATATCCTTCGATACGCCGCCCAGCGGTGCGAACCTCAGCGAACGTGCGCCGTTCCATGTTGCCCCCGGTCTTCATTAGGATTCGGCCTCAACCGGCATGGCTGCAATATCCGTGGTCACGTCCTCGACGCTGACGAATGCCTTCGGATGCCTCACGGCGCAATCGACGGTGGCCATCGCCCGGATCGAGACGTTGCCCTTGCTGTAGGCGACGGATTCGAACGGGTTCACCAGAATGTCGATCTCGGACCAGATGCCGATAAGCAGCTCGGACCAGTCGCCGTAGATAAGGCCGTGCTCGGTGCCGGGCGAACCGCCAAGGGTCTTGGGCACCTGATTGCTGAACGTGGGCGTCATGCCGTGGAATACCGTGCTGACACCAATCGGACGGCCCATCAGGTCCAGTGCCGTGGCCGCGATCTTGCGGACTTCCGGCGTCGTCAGGATCGCCCGGCTGGCCCCCACGTTCTCGGCATCCGCCAGGGCAATGGCATCGGCCACAGCCTGGAAAATGGAAGTCGGGGAGGTCACGGTCTGGATGTTGGCCGTCTCCAGCACGCCGTCAGGCTCGTTTGAGCCGCCACCCTGGATCGCGGCCCGGTCGATGGTGAGCGCGATATTGCGGGCCAGCATCTGGCGCAACAGGCCCTCTACGTCCGGGGACGCCTGCAACAGCATGTTCCGGCTGAATTCGGACAGTGCGCCGGCGTGCTTCGGGCTGAGAGTGATAGCGTCGAAATCGGCATCATCAGCGGACAGGGCGCTATTTTCGGCAACCCAGCCGATGGCGGGGCTGTCAGTCTCCCGCGGGATGCTGAGATTGCCGGTCAGGCCAGACAGGACGCGGGCACCCAGGCCGCGAACCACGCTGGAGGCCGTGAGGGCCGAAATATACTGGTCGGGCCGATGGTCGGTCGGCACCAGCTCGGAGCCGGTCGAGGTGGTCAGAACGCGGGTCTCGAATACTTCCGTGGGGATGAATACACCCTCGGCCTTGCGGCCGGCCCGCTTCGCCAGTTCACCCTGGACCTCGCGTTCAAAACCCCAATCCACCGCCAGGCCAGCGGCACCCGCGATAGCCCGGCTGATGCTGAACCTGGAACGGATTTCCGCATCCAGCTTGTGGTCGCCATTGATCGGCGTCCCAGCTTCCATGCGCTCGGCAGCGTCGATTTTCTTCTGGCGCTCCAGCTTCTGGTCAAGCTCGCGCAGCTCCTTCTCGGCAGCCGTGAAGTCGTCATTGTTGTCGGCCTCATGGGCCGCCGTCATGCGGGTGACAATCTCCGCCCGCTTTTCGATAAGGTCACTGGTCTTCATGGTAAACTCCATCTATGGGAAAATGCCGCCTCACGGCGGGATTGATGCCGGCACGCTGCCCTTGACCGCACTTAAAATGCCCCCTGCGTTGAACAGAAAACAGGGGAACCCCACACCCAACGGAGGGCAGCTTTTCGTTGTTGGTTCGCCGGCGGGAACCGCATGGAAGGAGGGTGTGGGCTAAGATCATTCGCTGGGCACCTCGACCTCGTAACGAATGACGGGGCCGCCTGCACGCTCAACAATGAGGCGAGCAAGGTTATGGCAATCGACAACCGAACAAATCGGGCGGCATTCGCTATCTAATCGCGATTCCACCTCCGCCAGGCTGTCAGTGCGGCAAACGTCATATTCGCTTTTGCCGAAGGAAACGAGGAAGCGCCCCAGCGTGTGAGAGGGGTCCGTTGTCCTCACCGTGCTGAAGCGGATGCGGTCCTGCGATTCATCAGGAATTTCGTCGCCCGCAAAAACAACTGCGTCATCAATGCGAGTGATAGCCTCCAGCGTCGGAGCAAGCGCCATTTGGGCAATGGCCTTGGTCTGGGAAACATCCATGCCCGCATCGGAAAACAGCTTCATGACGCTGAGCCGGATAATCTCATCCAGCGTCCAGCGGGTCCATTTCCCGCCCGGGTTGCCTTTCAAGATTTCGCGCCGCCGCCAATCACGCTGGAGCGCGGGCGAAACGCCGGTAATGGTTGCGGCTTCGGCTGGTGTAAACTCGCGGTCTATGGTGCGAACCGAATACTGCATGAGCGTCTCCTTTCTAAAGCATATTATATGCCACGGTTAAAACCGTGTCAAGTGCCGCGCTTGCAATTAATCGGATTGTGTCTCAAACTGCCGCTGGACTTACGGTTAAGGGGGGCAGAATGAACCGCGATAAAGAAATGCCGGACGGGATAAAGAAAACCGAACACCCACGCGATATACCCCGCCCAGTCGGACAGCCAAATGAGCCTCATCCTGATGACCGGATGCCGCCCAAGAAGCCGGCTGAACCGCATCAGGACTAAATCCACATAGGCCCCTCCCCCCGGTATTCCTCCGGCCCCTCATCTCGGGCCGCCAGGCCGCATGCCATGATGGCGGTCACAATGCCGTCGATTCGGTCGAGGCTCTTGCTTTTCGTCGGTTTGCGATTCCCGGCGGGGTCGGTTTCAACAATCACGTTCCCCGCCTGCCACCTCAGCAACGGATTGCCATTGTGCAGCATTCGGCGTTCCAACACCGCGCGCTCGAATGCGTCGACGGCCGGCGCATAGGTTTTGAAGCCTGGGACAAATTCCACAAGAGGCAGCTCAATTCCTTCGTCGGATAGCAGCTTGCCCAAATCCTCGAATCGCCAGCGGTCGAAGGCGATTCCGCGAACGTCATAGGACTGGCGAACCTCCGCGAGCCGCTGCGCAATCGCCACGCGGTCGGTTGCACGGCCGGGGGTGCGTTCTATCCAGCCATCATCGGCCCACTGTGGATATGGCACCCGGTCACGCTCGGCCCGCTCCATGATGGTATCGGCAGGTGCCCAATGCCAGGTCAGCAGCTTGCCCACCTCCGGGAACCACAGGGAGAAAGCCGTGAGGTCGCGTGTGCTCGACAGGTCCAGCCCGCCATAGCAGGCCATTCCCTCCAGCTCTATGGGATCAAACGGTTCCCCGTTGGCGTCCCAATCTGCCTGTTCAATGAAACGCCCCTCCGCCGCGATCCGCTGATTGAGGTTGAGAAGCCGAAAACTCGGCTCGAAGGAAGGTGAGCGCATGGCCCGCGCCGCCGCGTCCGCAAACTGTTCCTCGTTCAAGAATGCGCCCAAGGCAGGATTCGCCGCTTGCCATGCTTCCCGGTCATCGAGCGCACAATCATCCGGTGCCGCGTGCAACTGGACATAGACGGTCGGGTTCGGCTCCGCATCCAGCATCTCGGAGAAGAAATGCAGATCATCCGCCGCCTGGGTGCTGATCGTCACACCCAGCGCCTGAGCCCGCTTGCCCATGCCGGTTGCGAGGTTGTCCCATAGCTCGCGGGAACGCCATTGCGCTACCTCGTCGGCAATCCAGAACGAAGGGGCAAGACCATGCGCCTTCCGGGCGTCAGACGTGAGCGCCCGCCAGATTGATTGACTTTCCTCGTCGGTGACCTCCTTATGCCAGTCCCGAATATTCACCCGCGCCGCCATCCAGGGCGTTGCCTCGATGTAGGCCCGCGTCATCCGATAGAGCACGCCCGCCTGTTCCCGATCCAGCGCCGCCGCATAGCATTCGCCATAGGGTTCCTGCATCGGCCCGAGAAGATGAGCAAGCGACAGGCCCGCAAGAATTGCAGATTTGCCATTGCCCCTCGCCACGCTGAGCGCCGCCAGCCGCACCCGACGCCGCCCCAGGTCGTCAATGTTGCCATAGACGCCGCGCACGAACTGTTCCTGAAAGTCGAGCAGTTCCATCGTCTCGCCCGCCCGCAAGCCGGAGACAATCGGCAGGGTCCGCAGGAAGGCCAGCACCTTCTCGTCCGCCGGCATCCCCTCTTTCTCCCAGGGATGATTAACTACAGCCGGGGCAGCCTTTGCGGCTTCCCGGAGACGCGCCGCACCAGGTCCACGCTTACCCATTCTTAGAGCCCTTCCAAACTAATTGAGTTTTTTTGTCCCGCGCCGGTCCTGAGCCGCCAGCCCTGAGCGATTTTCCAGCGTTCCAAGGGTGCCGAGGGTCCAATGGTCTCCCGTCTGCATCACACCCCTTCCTCGGCTTCGTGGAGCGCACAGCACCAGCCTCCGCACCCCGTGCCGTCTTGGCTGAGTGACATGAGGGACAGTAGCTCGCCAGTCCGTCATGCCCTGGGAAGGGTGCACCGCCCTCGCTGATGGGCACCATATGGTCTACCGTGTTGGCCAGGGTTATCCGCCCTTCTGCTCGGCAGCCTCTGCACTCAGGCTCGATGGCAAGGTGGGCTGCCCTGAGCCGTGCCCAGGTCGCGGTATTGTATGGCCACTTAGCCACGGCGCACCTCCCTCGCAATGGACCTGAGAGCCGCCACTATCTCGGATTTCTCCATGAAGTAGCGTTCAGGGTCTCTATGGTCCGGGGACAGACGCTGCACCTTGCGGGCTATGTCCTGCAGTTTGTTATCGGGCGAAGAACCCTTACCCCCGATAACCCCGATAACCGGATAACCGTTGGCCTCACTCATGGGCTGCACCCCTATTGCCCGAAGGGGGTGTCACACCTGTCACACCTGTCACAGTTGCGGCCTTGCCCTTGTATTCATTGGATGATTTGTTCCCGTCAGGTGTGACAGGTGCTTTTGGGCTGTCACACTCGCTATACTCCCTGGAGCCCATGGTTTCCGGGGCTTCCCCGTCAGGTGTGACAGGTGTGACAGGTGTGACAGGGGGTGTCTTATCAGGATGGGCATACTTGCCATAGCTGGCTTTCTTGATCTCGCCCGCCCTCATCATCCGCGACATGGTTTGCCTTACATTCTGCTTCGGCATCCCTGTCAAGTCAGAGACTTCATTCGGACTCATGGGCTCATCAGCTTCGGCCAGGGCTTTCAGGATTGCCCCACGTTCATCAGACCGGCGAACTTCCGCTGCGTCTCCCTGGATGGACCATGCGCCTGCCTCAAAGGACATGGCCGATTCCTTCTCATCCACATCCCGGCCCCGGACATAGAGCGTGATACCGTTGCCGTCGCGGTCGAGAACGAGCGTGGTATCGGCGCACGCCGAAAGGCCGTTGGAGCCTGACAGGGCCTCAAGGGGATCATCAGCCCCGCCCTTCTTGGTATGATGCAGGCCAACCACGGCAATGCCGTTCTCCATGGCCCATTTCTGGAGCGGTGCCCATGCACTGTAATCATTCTCGTAGCTATTGCGGTTGGCAGTGCCTGCCGGTTTTATCCGCTGGAGAACGTCAATTACCACCAGCCTCGGCTTCTTCACGGATTCCCGCCAGTCCTCCAAGGCATCAATGAGCCCCTTGTCCAGCTCCGGGGCATCCGTCACCCATTCCAGCCGCGACAGGTCCGGGCGGTGGCGTTCATCTGGAAAGAGAGCATCTATCCGCCGCTGAATGCGGCGCGGGCCGTTCTCCATGTCGATATAGAGCACGTCACCCTGCTCCACGCCCACAGAGCCCATGGCCACGCCCCCGCAGGCGACGGCTAGCGCCCAATCAATGGCCAGCCACGTCTTGCCCAGCTTCTGGCGTCCGGCCAGGACGGAAAAGCCTTCCGGCACATAGTTGGGAACCGTCCACTGAATAGGCTCGAACTTCGTGGCCATGATGGTTTCTGTATTGATCCGATTGAACCGGACTTTCGGGCGGTCGCCCTCCTTATTGGCCGGAGCAAACCGGATTACGTCGATGCCGTCCACCTTGGGAAAGCCCGCGGGATTGATTTCACCATTAAGCATTTATGCCACCTTGTCGTTCAGATCCGCGCCGGCCTGGCCTGGCGCGAGGATGATTGTTTCGATGTTCTGAGCATGGAGCCGGTCGCCGGTTGTTCGGGCGGCCTTCTGGCCCGTCCCGGAAGCATCGTTGTCGGCTGCAATCCATACCGCCTCGATGCCGGGCAGTGCCGGGAAGGAGCAAATGCCGTTGGCGCTCAGAAGCGACCAGACGGGCATGTTCTCTAAGTCCGGTAGCTCCCTGATGGAAAGCGCCGTCTCGATGCCTTCTCCGATGGCGATTACCGTTTCCACGTCCGCGTCATCGGTGAGCTTCACGGCACCCCCACCAACAGGGCCGAAGCTCAATCGGCCATTGGAGCCCAGGTGCGAGAGTTTCCGGCCATTGGCACCCAGGGCCGTCCGGTGAATGGCCTGCGGCTCATTGGTGATGATGTTGCGGACCAGGGCCACCATGCAGCCCCGCTTTTCCTTTCCGAAGGGGCAGGACGGATGCCAGCGCAATGCCTCGCCCTGATAGGAGACACCCCGGCCTGCCAGGTACGTCTCAACAGGCGTCCCGCTGATAGGTCCGGCCTCGCGCCAGATGGTGCCGGCACGTTGACTGCGCTCATCAGAGGATGGAGCCTGCCTTATCTGCCGGGGCGGAGATGCCGGGACTGGGGCGAACTCTCCCAGGCCCAGACGCTGGCGCACATGGTCCTTGCACTCCCGCCAGTCGTCGCCGGCATGGGAATACACCGTGAAGTCATCGCCCATGAAGGTAACGCTTAAGGAACGGTCGCGGGCCGAATGGCCAGGGCCAGGGCATAGAACGCTGGAGCCGCCCACCACATCGCCGCCAAGGGCTTTCGCAGCATTCAGGATATTCATGCCGCACCCCCTTGGGACATTGCCCCGAGAAGGTGGCTTGTGGTATTGTCGATGCTGGAACCGCGCCTTTGGTATCCAGTTTCGCCGCCGCTTCCTGCGTCAACAGGGGCGGCGGTTTCACGTTCAGGGGGCGGGCCATCCCGGTTAGACAGTCCGCGAGAAAGCCCTTTCGGTTCAATAGGGGCAAATGGCCAGGTTAGACAGTGTAGTGTATTGGGGCATATGGGTTTCCACAGACCCACCCTCTCCGCCATCTGGCGCCGATTGTCAGGCTGACGGGGCCGCATCAGGGGCAGTGGTTCATCGGATTTTCCTGAAGGGATCAGATAACATGAGCGAACTGATCGTCTGGACCTATGA